ATGCCAAAAATTAATAGGAAATCAAAAACAATAGATGATTTTATAATTGATTATTTAGAATTTTGCTCTTATAAAAATTTATCTATAAAAACTATAAAATCTTATCATCAAACCTTAATGCTATTCTCACAATGGTTAAATGAATTAAAAGAAATAACAGATATAAAAAAAGTTAATAAAGAGATTGTAGAAGACTATCTAAGGTTTACTAGAGAAAGAGGAAAATATACTTTTACGTGCAATCCAGAAGGTGCTTCTATAGCTAATTTAGACAAGAGAGAAAACGATGGAAAAACTATTGCGATATCTACATTAAATGGGTATTTAAGAAATATAAAATCTTTTGCTACTTATTTAGAAGAAAACAATATTTGCAAAAATACAAAAATACATTCATGTAAATTTTTGAAAACCGAGAGGAAAGCAAAAGAGCAATTGACCGATGAAGAATATAAAAAGTTAATTAAGTCATTGGATTTAAGTAAATTTTATCAGTTCCGAGATTTTGTAGTAATTAATCTCATTTTTGATTCTGGAATGAGACTAGGGGAAACATTAAGTTTAAATATCTATAATTTAGACATTGCTAGAAGAACAATATTAATACCTGCAAATACTACAAAAAGCAAAAAAGATAGAGTTGTTTTCTTTAGTTCTAACATGAGTAAATTACTACAAAGATGGCTTAAATATAAAGATGCTATGGTGGAAACAGATTTATTATTCCCTGCACAGAGAACAAACGCAGTGCTAAGTATAGGTAACTTCGAGAAAAACTTTAGAGTGTACTTAAAGAAAGCTAAGATAAACAAAAAGATAACTCCACACGGATTACGTAACAATTTTTGTCGAAGATTCATATTAGCAGGTGGAAATTTGCTAGTGCTTAGTAAGATATTAGGACATTCTAGTGTAAAAGTTACTGAGTCTGCTTATTTAGACCTACAAAGCGAAGACCTAAGAAGAAAATATCAGGCGTATAGTCCTTTAGCCAATATGGACAATGATAGGGGGTATTAAAAATGAGATATGACAGATAAGGCACATGCAATAGAAAATATTATTAAAAAATTAAGATAAAAAAATAGAGGTGTATGCGAAACACCTCCACCAAAACTGAATATCGTTTTATAAATACTTTTGCAATCCATAAAAGGATATACAACCAAACTGTAAATATATTGTATATCAAAAAAAATAGGATTGCAATAGGTTTATTTCCTATACACTTTTTTAACGGGCTGAAAATTACGCTCGTTAACGTATAGGTTAACTGTTATGCACTATGCAGTAGCAATCGGGAAATCTCGAACGCTAAAATATAGTAGGTTTGGTCAGCCAATGTATAAAAATGACCAATCTTATATATTCCATTGGACTTTCTCTTATTGTAGTTGATGGTAAGGTAATATATAAGATTAGGTGCGTGGCGACCAATAACCTTTAAACAACAGTCAATTCGGTGGTATTTTGGCACTCTAATGAGTGGGTAAGTATTAGTAATTCAACATCAAGGACAAAATTTTGATGGTAAAACTGATATGCGTAAGCGATAATAATAAGAGTATTGATGGGGATTCTTAACGGATAAACCAAACAATCAATAATTATTTTCCTTATGTTCACAATTAATTTTTTTGTGAATGTAGGTAAAATAATTATATCCAAAAATAACTTACAAATTTCCAAACAATATCAAGCCTTAGTTCTAAAGTCAACACTTAATTTCAAATTAATATTAGGATAACAAAGAGTAACTTAGATAGAAATAAAATTGATAATTCATGTTATAATAATTGCAATGTAAAACTAAACTACTAGTAGTAGGGAGCGATATAATTGTGTGTATAAAAATTAGTAAGTATTTAAAGGGATATCGAAATAAATATGCAGTAAATTATAGTTTTTATGATGAGAGTATTATTCATTTATTTGATTTTGATGAGAAAGAAGTCTTTAATACAAGCGAAACTGGCAGTTCATCATTTTATAGATCGGAGATAAGAAGTCTTTTAAACGAATTTAAGACATTTGACAAGGTACAAGATAAATTGAATATGGAAAAGAACTCTTTTGAGCGAATGATAATAGAGGCAGTTGAGGATTTTTATGAACATGAGTTTAAAGACCAGTTTAATAAGAACCAGTACAGAGTGTATGTTCGTAATAAAAAAGAAAATGAAATAATACAAGATATGATATATTTCGAAGAAGAATATGATAAAACTTTCAATGACGAAGAACATTTCAAAAAATGGTATATAGAGATAATTAATTACAACTACAATACAAAATTTACTACATATAATGAGGCTAAAAGATTTCATAAATCTGAAGGGTGGAAACAGTTGAAGGGGGAGAATAATTCCCACAATTACGGTTTGACACCAGAAGAAGATGAGCTTTTGCAGGAAGTGCTTAAGATAGGATTCACTAAACTTGCGAAGAAATATCATCCTGACGTAAAGGGAGACGATGAGAAAATGAAGTTGTTGAATAGTTTAAAAGAAAAGATTAAAAAATAGTCAAAGAAAAATAAAAAGGATAACTCACTAGGGTGTAATGAGTTATCCTAAATACTGGTTATAATTTATTATTTGGGGAAATAATAATGCTTTAACTACTTTATGTTTTTATTATAGTACGGATTTGTGACAGGATTATGGCAAATTTAAATAATTAATCTTAATAAATGAGAATATTTTATAAGAGGCTAAGGAGTTTTCATTGCTCCTTAGCCTTATTTTTTTCGCTTTATGAGTAATATCCTATATATGGGGAAATATATAAATTAAAAGGTTAAAAAGGATTTTGATTTATATGCGAAGATTAACAAGATTAAAAGGTTTGTTTGAAATATATTATAAGAATATAGAAAAAGTTCATGGTATGGCAATTATTTATGTTGGATATTCACCATATTCAGATATTGTATATATAGGTAAAACTGAAAAGCATTTAGATGTTAGAAAAGAAGAACATTTTCAGACTTTAAGAGCAGGAAATCATTCTTGTAAAGTATTCCAGCAACTATATAATTGCGTTGGAGAAAAAAATATAATATTTAAGGTTGTTGATCGATGTTTAGCAAGTGAAGCTAAAACATTAGAAACAAGATATCATAGAAAGTACAACAGCAAATTTGCTGTATGTAGCCATAAGTATAACGGAAAGGATTTTTTTAATATTATGTTTAAATATGTGACAGACCCATATTTTGAACCTTTAAAATTTAGTGAGAAATTTATAATTGAAATTTATATGAATTATTATAGAAGTAATAATGAAGGTGAATGCAGAAGTTCACAAGAAATAATACAGGAAGTATCAACTAGTGGAATGAAATTATTACAAGAAGAATTTAAAGATACAGAATTTAGAAAAATATTAGGCAAGGTTATAAATGACTTAAAAATGGATGAAATAGATATAAATGATAGTGTAAGTAAGTATATGTATATTAAGATGATCTATGATATATATAACGATGAAAAAAATGAATTAAAAAAGATACTTATAGATAATATTTATAAAGAAAAAGAATTATATGATGATTTATTAAATTTATCAATATCTTATGCAATAGAATATGATACTAGCGAGAAAAATACTTTAAAATCAATGGATATGGTTATAAATGAAATTTTTGGCAAGCAATTTCAATTTAAGCCTAGATATTCTGATTTAGTTTATTATTATTGGCTAGAAGAGTCATGTAGATATTTATTTAAAAAAAAATATTCAGTCCTATAAATGTGGAAAATATTTATTGTTTTATATAAAGGAGATATAAATGAACATAGAATTGAATAAAATTCCGATTCTTCCAGGAGTATATATAATTAAATGTCTTGACAATAAGCGTATGTATATTGGTTCGGCAAAAAACTTACAAACAAGATTTAGAACTTATAAAAGTCAACTAAAATATGCAAATCATAAAGTCGAACAATTAAATGATGATATTAAAAAATATGGATTAGATAATATTGAGATAGATATATTATGTACTTGTACAGGAAGAGTTAGAACTATCATAGAAAGATACTATATAAAGCATTATAATGCAATTAGCTTAGGGTATAATAGTATAAATGCACCTAAAGTTTTAGCAAAGGACAAAATAAATATTATTGGAAATACAATTAAAGGTAAAAATATACTGTATATTAATAATTGGTTGGAAAAATATATTCTTGAATTATTTGATTATAAAGATTCAGAAGTAGACAAAGTCATTTCAATGAAAGATTTAGTTGAGATGTTTGAAAAAGAATTTAAGGTTGAAATAGATGATTTATCAATAATTTTTGAATTTATTAGAAAATTAGATGCTACTATATTTGTAAAAGATACAGATTCGGACATATATTATGAAATAAGTGGTAATCAAATGTGGAAATTTATGCATTGGGAAGAATTTAGTTCGGATAAATATATTGATAAAGATACTAAGGATAGAGTATGCAACCAATTAACACTAAGTAATATATTTGTAGAATGCACTAAGTATAATGGGAATAATAATGTTGATATAGAAAGGATATTTCAATCAATTGATTCTTTTAGAGCTAATAATCAAATAATAGATGCTACTTATAAAATACAATATCATAGATTAGGTAATTTAGATTTAGGTTTTGTAGATAAATAAAATATGTTTGTAAAATAAATTAATTACAAGACTAGGAGCAATCTTAGTCTTATTTTTTTATATTAGTTTACAATAATTAAGAGGATATTAGAATTATTTGGCTAAATAAACTATAACTGGTATAAAAGTGCTGGTTAATATTTTATGGGAGAGTGGATGGAATGGAAGGTACTTTTAAAGAAAAAACATATAAAAATACATCTAATGTTATAGTTACTGATGATATAGAAAAAGTATCTCAATGGATATCGGATGTAATACTATTTATAAAGGCAGAAACTATATTAGATGAGAATGATTCTATTACAAAACAATTTATTTATGAATATAAAAATGTTAAAAATACACAAATAGATGATTTTAAAAGATTGGTGGGAACTGTACGAAGTTTAAAAGAAAGATTTGATTCAATAGATAATAGCGTTAATGCATTTTAAGGGGTACGAATATGACATACGATGAATTTTAAAAACAAATTTTAGAATCAGAAATAGATGATTGGGAATATGATGATGATTTAGGTTTATATATTTTAAAGACTAATATATGTATTTCAATTTTAAGTGATAGAAATGATATTAAAGATAGGGAATTTTTTGAAGATTGGGTTGAAAATTATTCAGATAAGAGTGCCTGTAGAGCACGTTTCTTTTTAAGGTATAATGGTTCGATAATAGAAACGTTTAATACTGCGGCGGTTGATGGATATAGACAATTAATACCATATCCTAAACGCTTTAGTAGTTTAAGCATAGATAAAAAGCAATATAAGATAGGAAAAATAGTAAATATTCCATATAAAGGTTATGATTTCGATGAATATTTAAGTATAGCACAAATTAAGATTAATTAAAATACAAAGGATTACCACAATAAAAACTGGTAGTCCTTTTTTAATACCTCAAACTCACCTAAAAGTATTACTCTAATACTTGACTAAATCACTAAGGTATAAAAACAATACTATATATTAACTACTATTCTTTCTTATATTAATTACTTTAAGTCTATATTAACTACAATATAAAAGAGCAATAAAAAAGTAGATACTTATTTAGGTATCTACTTTTCGTTATTTTCATTTATAAGGTCAAATATATTTTTTTCGTCTAATTGTTTTCTCAATATATCTATTGAAAGATCATATATTGTTGATTGGTTCAATTTTGTCTTTTCGCAAATTTTCATTACAAAATCCATATTATCACTTCTTAATGTTGAGTTTAATCTTTTTCTATGAACTAGAGCCATTATATACACCTCATTTCTACTAACTAGTATACTACAAGTTACTGAACTTTACACTATTTTAAAAAACTTTACGAAAGGTATTGCATAGTTACGTAACCTGTGATATATTAGGTACATAAGGTTACGTAACTTAACGCAATGGAAAAGGAGGTAGTAATAAATGAACACATCTAAGGACTTTATAAAATTTCGTCAATATATTAGAACTCAAAATTTAAAAGTCAATGAGCAATACTTGCTAGAGTTATTTTTCGAGTATACATCAATTCAATATGGATATGCGTTCCCTAAATTCTCTGACATCATGTCATCGTTTAATACTACCTCTAAGAATCGCATAAGTAGCACTATAAAGAAGTTAGAGAAAAAGGGGTTGATAAAAGTAGATAGAGATCACACAAACAATAGATACTATGTAGTTAATATCGAATTATTCATCAATCAAGGTAAAAGTAATGATAAAAATGGAAATAAACCTACAAAAGAAATAGAAGGACAAGTTTCTATAGAAGAATTAACTCCAGAAGAATCAAAGGTAATAGAACTAACTAGCTTCACACCAAATCAGTCTAGGAGGCTCTTAGAACTATCAAAAAACAAACTAGATAAAGTTTATAGAATACGCAGAGTATGCCCTAGATAGAGGTGTTAAGAACATATATGGATATGTTAAAAAACTTATTGAAGTTAATGCGGATGTAAGCCAAGGCACTAAAGAGAATTATCATAAAAAATCTATACCTTTTGTGGAAAATTGCAGTAGCAGGGAATATTCAGAAGAATACTATCAATATATAGAAAATCGGCTTCTTGGATGGGCATAAATATTAAATTGCTCTTTGAAAAATGAATATTAATAAAATGAAAAAGGCAGTAACATAATTACCACCAATCCATTTTGCAAGATTAGTATAGCTTATGTTACTCCTAAAATCAAGGGGGAAGAAAAATGAGTTTAAATTTATATGGACTAATAATTAAAGCAGCCAACGAGAATAATATGAATATGACATTGGAGGAAATCAGCAGAATTAACGATTCAATTAATGAACTAATTGCTAGGGGAATAAACAAAGATATGATTTTGAATAATTTAGAAATGTTAATGTAAAAATTAAAATTTAAGGAGTGTATTAAATATGTGTGAATTAGCAGTAAAAATCAAAAGAAATCAATTTTCAATAAATCTAATAAAGGATTTAAATTACATACCAAACAAAGGAGCAGACACAAAAGAAAGTATTTTAAATTTATTTAATGCCATAAGTGTAGCAGGTAAAACTTTAATAGAAGCTATTGGAGATGCACATTACATCGTTGATGAATCTAAAAATATAGTGAAAGTCTATAAATGTAAGATTAGCAATAAGGTTAATCCAAGCAAACCATTTAGTAGCGTTCTAACTAAGAAGCAAGTAGATTTTGATGATTTTTCAAGTTTTATTGTATGGAATGGTATTGAGTGTGAGGAAGAACTTTGCTTTATGACAGCTAAAGATTATAAAAGTAGAGAATTTAAAAATGCCATATATGCAACAAGTGAAGATGATATTTGGAATGCATTGGAAGCTACGATAGAAATGGATTATGATACTATGGAGAAAGAATTTGAAGGTGTCAGATTTAGAGATAACGAAAATACCTGCGTGGTAAAATTTAACAATGAAAAAGAGTATGCTATTTTAAGAATGTAAAAATATAATGTGGAAGAGTTAGATTGAATACATATTCTTTTTATGATACTATATAAATGATTTAAAATAAATTATAGTAGAGGTGAGAAGAATATGTATGATTTTTTAAGCAAGATACCACCAACTATTTCTTACATAAAAGAAAATTATGATAAATTTCAAATAAATAAAATAAAATGGTTAGAAAGTAGTATGGAATACGCTTTTATAACGCAAAGAACCTATTGGGTGACATATAAGCATAGTATACATGATATTGAAAAAAAGAAAAATAAGGATTTGTATGATTTTACCAACGAAGAAATTGAAGAAATGTTAAATCAAATTGGAAAAAATATCAAAACAATTAGAGTTTTAAAAAGTATAATAATTAATTATATTGAGTGGGCAATTGAAAATGGATACAAGTTAAAAGAAAATCCAGATGGCTCTCTTGACAAATCTAAATTATTTAAAACCTTTAGAGCAAAACTTGTAATTAATTATAAAACACTTGATGAATTTTATCATATGCTTGAAGAACTGAAGTGCAGTGATATAGATAAAATGATGTTGGTTTTAGGAAGATATGGAATTGTTGGAAAACAATTTATAGATATGGCTAACTTGAAATGGGAAGATGTAGATAGAGAAAATATGTTTGTTAATGTGGGGAATCATATTAAATTACCAATAGATGAGAGATTTATAACATACTTAGAAAGAGCACACAAATGTGAAATATATGATTATCAAACAAGCACGTTAAAATATATTGATTTTGGATATGTTATGAAAGTATCAGATAAATCAGAAGAAAATATAATTAAATATAATACTTTAAATACTAGAGCATACTCAATATATAAAAACAATGGTATGAATAGAATTGCATTTGGAGACCTTATCACTTGGAGAATGTTTGATCTATTATTTGAAATATTAGAAAATAAAGGTGAAGTAACATATAAGGATATAAAGAATGTGATTACTATTTTAAAAGGTAGTAGTACAATGTCAAAAGCACAGTATTTAAAAGAACGGTTTATGATTGTAAAAGAGTATCGTGAGGAATTAACACGTACAATATAAACAATTTAAAATATTTTTAAAAGGGGATTGTTATTTTAAATTGTTTATGTTAATATTAGTTTACAGGAAATAATAGGATTAATTAGCAGATTGTATATAAACAATTTAAAATAAATTTTTAAGTTAATAATTATATAATCTGCTAATTATAAAACTTACATCAACAATTTAAAATAAAATTCAATGATAATCAATAAGAAGGTTATTATTTTTATAATATATATCAACAATTTAAAATAAATCTTTAATTTTGAAAGGAGGTGGTTAAATTGGATGTAATAAAAAAGTAATCAACTTATACGATGTCCCCACATCATAATGTACAAGCTGACTACTTACAAATATGTATACGGATATTATAGCAAAAAACTAAAAATTAATCAAAAATAATCAATGAAAGAAGGAATATTAAAATGATAAAAATATTAAAAAACAAAAAAGGAATTGGCTATGTAATTATGAACAAAGAGGAATTAAAAGAGTTTTCTCTAGTGAGTAATCCAAAATGTGATGAATGTTTTAAGGAACTAACTAATAAAGAAGAGATTATATACATACCTTCTTTAAATGAAGCTTATTGTAAGGAATGTGGAATTGAAAAATTAAAATGGTGTTCACCATATGAAATAACTGATATGCCTTATATTGAAGATAAAATTAAACAAATTAATATGGTTTTTAATGTGATAGATGAAAAGAAAGATGTGTTAGAGGTACTCAAAGAAGATAAGCAAAGAATAGAAAATCGTTCAAATATAAATCAAGGATATGGGTTACTTAATCAATTATATGAAGCAGTTCCAGAAAGTTATAGAGATAAAATATCATATAATGATGAAACCATATACTTTGATGGTGAAGAAATAGGATATATAGATGATATTAATTATATTGGATGTATTAATGGTAAAATCTGTGGTCGGGATGATGCTGAAACTACTGAATTTGATAAGTTTATCAATGTTAATAAAATAGGTAGCTACAGAAACATATTCTTTACTTACAAAGATAATGGAGAATATGATTGTGAAATTATTGAAGAACTTGAAAAAGGTAAGATTTACGGTAGAAATGAAAATGGAGAAGTTTTGGAGGTAATTAAATAATGGCTGATTTTGATAATTTAGAAGATTTTTTCAAATCTTTAGAAAATGAAGATAATATGAAAAAGGTATTAAAAGAAGAAAAGATTGAAGATAAGTGTCCTATATGCAAGAGAACAATAAAAATAGATATTGATAAGAATAATACACTTAAATGTCCTTGTTGTGGGGCTGAATTTAATGTTACAGAATTAAAGATTGAACAGTAAACTATATAAGGATTAAATGATAAATCAAAAAAGAAGAAAGAAGGAATTGAGACAATGAATAAAAAAGAATTAATTTTAAATATATTAGAAGGATTATATGAAAATAGTAAGTTGTTACGTAGTGGAGAGTTAGGGATTGCAGAAGAATTATGGAATGAAGTTGTGGCAATAGCTCTACAAGGAGAATTGATTTTTGGAGCACCTGCAAGTCGTGATGAATACGGTAAAGTAAAAGTTGATTGTTATAAGCAATATATAATATCCATTAAAGGAATTGAATATTTAGAACATAACAAGCAACAATAAACAGTTACATAAGGATAGGCTGTACAAGCCTTCCTTAAACCTATTATAACCATATATTTATAAATTAAAAAAAATAAGTAAAAATTAAAGAGGAGAAATAATGATGAATAATGAAGTTAAAATAAATGATAACAATGGAGCAAGCAAAAATAAAATATGTTGCATAGACCTAGGAAACTACAATGTTAAGGCAATTAATGAAAAAGGAAAACAAATAACATTCCAAAGTAATGTAAGTAGAGATTATGAAACATTTCCAGATGGGTTTAAATATGTACTATTAGATGGAGAATACACATTCTTTGAGAAAGGCAATTTTAATCTTGAGTACATAAAGACTCAAAAAAATTATACAGCACAGTTATTATATGCAATCTCATTATTACATGAAGATGAAGAAATTATTGAAACTAATTTAGTTCTATTATTGCCAATTAGTGAAATGCAAGAGAAACAAAAATATATAAACGATTTAAAAGGTAAAGAGTTTGAATTTACCGTTAGAACAAATAAAAAGCAAGATAAGATTATAAAAATAAATGATGTATTTGTTACTCCAGAAGGATATTCAAGTTATTTCACTCTTAAAGATGATATTAAAGATAGTAATCTACTTCTTATAGATGTTGGTGGAAGAAGTTCTGATGTAATTGCTCTGGAACATGGGAAACCTCAAATATTAAAAACATATAAAATAGGCATACTCGATATGTACATGAAGCTACAAAATTTAAATGCAGATAAAGAATATAGATTGGAAGAAATTAAAATTGCTATCGACAGAGGAGATATTAAACTTACTAAGAAACAACTAGCAAGTTTTGTAAATGATATTATTAATGAAACAAAAATAGATTCTATAAATTTAAATCATTTTGATAATGTAATATGGACTGGAGGAGCAAGTAAGGTATTAGAAGAAATTATAAATGATAATCTACCTAAGAGTTGCTATATTCATGAAAATCCTTTATATAGTAATATTTTAGGTGCTTTAGAAGTAGGAAAGATAGCATTTGATAAAGTAGGTGCTTAGTCATGGGAAAGGGAAATAGAGAAGCATTTACATTAAATGAATCAAGTTCGAGGGAGAAGATCGTTTTTGATTTTCTCCAAACCCAATATAATAAAAGTCAAGTAATAAAGGATATTTTATATGAGTATATTATGAGCAATAATTTACAAATAAGCACACAACATATACAACATAATCACGTTATTAATACAACAAAATGTGTAAATGATGTATCAAATGTGTATAAAGATACACAACAAAATGATGTAATAGTTGGTAATGATGTTGCACAAGTAAACAATAAGATTGATACAAGTACACCAAAAGATAATGCTAGTAATGATAATGATTTCAGTATTGATTTAAATAGTATTGATGATGAAGAAGTAAATATTTCTACAGAAAAAAAGAATAAAAGTGCAACTGAAAATGCACTAGATTTTGTATTAGGTATGTAAAGATAAGAAAGCGAGGAAACATAAATGGATATAAATATAGTTAAGGCAGATAAAGATTATAGAACAGAAATAGAAAGGGCATGTAAATTATTAAATTTGGGAGATGGAGATTATACAGTAGAATTTTATTTTGGACAAGATGTAGAAAATGATTATGAAAGAATATATGGAAGTAGATATTCAATTAGCGGAGGAGCATATTCAGAAAAGGGAGACAGGATATTCATAAAGAAGGGTGAACCTTCAATAATTACTCATGAATTAAGCCATTTAAAGTTTAATAAATTATATACTAAAACTAAAGAAAATGTTTTTGTATTAGATTTTATTGATGAATATTTAGCTAAGAAATCAGAGTTATTTGCAACCATTAACTTTATAAAGGAAAATGAGACACTAATTAATAATAGCAAAATTCATACAGTAGAAGAATTGTTAGAAGAACAAATAAATTGCCGTAAAAAAGAATTAGAAGCTATGAGTAAAAAACTAGAGGTCACAACTCATCAATTAGATTATATGAGAAGAATAGCTAACATGATTGCATGGCGAGAATATTTAATAGATTGTGAATTGTATGACTATAGTAAAAATATGCAATATGATTTAATAAATGGATTGTCAATGTGGAATGATGTTTTTGATGATGTTGATTATAACAATATAAATGAAAAATATAATGAAATTGAAATGGTGTATAAGGATTATGAAAAATACCATTTAGAAAATAAAAATCTAGATAAAAAGATAATATTAGATTAAATCAATACATAGGAGCATAAGCATTAAAGCTTATCTCCTGTAACTTTAAAATTACAATTTCATTTGGATAAATAATCTCTTTAAATACTGTATAAGAGGTATGGGGGTTCACTACCGTTACCCCAACCTTGAAATTGTGGAGAAATAACAATATGAAAGGAAGTTGAAAATTAATGAAACAAAGACAATTTATTATTAAAAATTATGCAGTAAAACAAGGGGTAAAGGAGATTATGTTAACAGATAGTTTTGGAATGGAGTTGTATTTACAATTCAAAGAGATAAAAAATAAGAGTAAGAAAATAAATATAGACAACATAATAAAAATAATGCTTCCAAGTGATGAAGAAAAGGCATTAGAAATACTAAAAGATGGATACATAGACGAGAATGGAAAGAAATTCATAGCATTAGCAACTACTACAGGATTCATGAAAAAAGAAGAATTAAGCGAAGGTATTATAGCTAGAAAAGATGGAGTATGTGAGTACCTATTTATAGCAGAAGAAGATAAAGCTTTTGTAGATTTATTTCATAAGGTTGTTTCATGTGGCAAAATTCAAGAGAAATTAAATACAACCACAATGCAAATAAATAAAGATATTATTAGTAGAGTTAGTTTAGCATTTAGCACAACAAATAAAGTATCTTACTACTGGAAAAATAAGATTGCAATATTACCAGAAACAACTTATCAATATGCTAGAGAATATGTAACTTTAGATAAAGAAGCTTTAAGAAATGGACAAATAGAATTAAATGAACCTAAAGTAATAAGTGTAGAGCATACTGCATTTGATGGTTTTGGATTAGCTTCACCAGAATTTTGTGATATGCTATCTGAAAAATATGGATATAAAATAGATTATTTTGGTCTAAGAATGTATCCAACAGCAACTAAAGGATTATGCGTTAGATTTTCATTTGTGCAATACTTTGAAGATAATTTTAAGGAAAACAATGATATGTTTTGGAAAGATGAAAATGGAGATTTCTTTACATTAGATAGATGGGGAAAAGAAGTAAATCTTTCTAAATGTTCACTAATACTAAATGAAACTCAATGTAAGTGGGCGAAGTGGTATAAGAACATGGACGAAATATATGAAGCAATAGATAAAGAAGAATATAAGAAATACAAAGATTTATATTATAGTGTGTACATAGCTAGAGTTAATAAGAAGGAACTAGAGCAATATACAAGGATGAATTATCAGCTATTAAATGTAACCAATCTAACAATTTCTGAGATGGAAGAATTAACTGCTTATGATAAAGAAATATACAATAGTATGATTTGTAAAAAAGATAGAAACATTGATAGAATAAAAATCTTTATGGGAGATATGAGTAAGGGCGACGATGAAGGATTAAGAGCATCTACTAAGGTTCAGTATCTTATGCAACAAAATGATAGGTTTTATAAAACTAAATTTGCAAAAGAAACCATTGCTAGAAACTTAGAAAAATATATAAATGAATTATGTGGGAGTAAGTTCTATGTGAAAGGTAATTATAAAACTTTAGCCTGTTGTCCGATTACATATTGTCAACATATAATGACAGGAAAATCAACAACAGAAATTTCAGAAGGATTACAAGAAAGACAATTCTATGTGTCAAGTGAATATGGTAAAAGAGTATTAGCTAGAAATCCTTTAGCAAGTTTTCATGAACCACAAAAAATAGAATTAGTTGAGCATGGCAGCTTGAAAAAATATTTAGGTGAAGACTATAGTTCTGAAATTATATTTTTTAATATGCAAGATGATACAGCAAAGCTTCTTAGTGGAGCAGATATGGATTTAGATGAAGGATTTTGTATAGATAATGAAACTATATATAATTCAATAATTCCTACAATACCTTTTTTAAATGTAGATGATGGTGCTACGGGAGCAGAAATGTTATTTACTTGGGATAATATGTATCAATCTATATTAATGAGTTCTGGTAATACAATAGGAAAAATAGCTTCATTAACTGCAAAAATTAATACTTATAATCAGGACTTAGGATTTATTAGAGTTAAGGATAATAAAGTATTTACTGGTAGAGAATTGTATAACAAACTTATGTATAAAAAAGAAGAATACTATAAGGAGCTATTCAAAGCTGATTACGAACAAATAAAAGAAAATAAAGAAACTATAAAAAAATATAGTGAAGAATTAAAAAAAGCTGATATATCTAAAGTAAGGATATCTACTTGTTACAATATGATTAAATGTAGCCGAAACGAAAATTCAAGAATATATGACAGTATGAAGGAAATTAAATGGAATTATTTCTTAGAAAGACTTGCTAAATATATTGAAGATGGAAGGCTACTTGATGTTAGAGAACTACCAGAAGAAAAAATAAAGGAGTATCTAAATAAAAGATTCAATGAAAATGCTAAATATATTTATTATGCTTTATATTTAAATCAGAAAGCTATCGATGCAGTAAAGACATTAAATCCAGTATCAACAGATGAAATTAATCTACTTAAAGAATGCTTCATTGAATACAAAAAAGATAAAGATGGAAATATTCTTATGATTGAACAAAAGGATAAGGATGGTAATGTAAAAACTGATAAAGATGGAGAAACTAAGATGGTTAAGGCAGTATTAGTTAATAATGTTAAAAAATATCCATATTTCATGAAGTTTACTAAAGACTATGTTAATGATTGGAAAGTTGAAGAATTAAATAGAAGTGCCTTGACAATTAATGCTAAAAGAATCGAGGAATATTTATTAACTAGAATAAAGGATATTAGTAGCAAGTTAGAAGATAATAATTCAATAATTTTAGAGAGTCTAAAACCAAGTAAAGAAAAAGCAGATAGTAAGGTAAAAGCAACAATTATCCAAATCTTAGGTAACTATAAAAGTGTTGCTAGAAGTACAATAAAAACAAAAGATAAAAATAAAATAAATGAGAAATGGGATAATTGTGATAAATACAGTATTGAAGAATTAACTCAATTTGAAAGTGCAGAATTTATTGAAGATAAAGCATTAGTATTAAAAGAATTAAATATAAGTAGCAAATTTGCAATCAGATATTTCTATGATGTGCTAAAGTATTATTTAGATTTAGAAAGTAATAATGTATATTCATATCAAGAAGTAAAAAAGGAAACTGATATAGAATTTATGCACAGATATTTCATCAAGAATCAAGATAAATGCAAAGATAATAATTTACACGAAGATTTTATTCATGAGGTTAAAATTAATAATGGTACTGAATTAAAAATAAGAGTTGGTAGATATCAAGGAATTGAAATTACAGAAGAAATGTATGTAAATAATAAAATTTTATATAGGTCTGTTGATAATACAGAGATGGGATTCATATTTGACTATGAAAAATGCGGATTAGTAGATGGACAAGTTTTAAAAGTAGTTGAAAGTAATGTGTCTAAGAACGGTAAAAGTGTAACATTAATTGTTTCATAGATAGGTATGGGGTTGCCACCCCAACCTTGATATTGTGGAAAGTGAAGTAATATCACTAATCCAATTGAAGTATGAAAGGATGAATTAATATGAATGATACAGTAAAAATAATAAATCAATTACAAATGGCTAGATATATGAAACATGGGGTTAAACCAGTAGATATGTTCTATGATGCTGAAACTAATAAAGTTATATTTGTGTTTGATAAAGAAGAAACAAAACCATTATTTGATTTATGGATTAGAAGACAATTAGTTTAGAAAATATAAGTATGAAAGGATGTATGTGGTTGAAAAAAATAATAACATTAATAGAAAATATAGAATATGGTAGAAAATATTTAGAACAAACAGATAAAAAAGGAAATAAGACAATAAATACAGATAATTATATTTTTAATAATTTAAGTCTTGAAAGAGTTACATATACATCTGAGGATATTGTAGATATAACAGATGAATTGACAGTGGTGTCAAATGAGATAACAGAAAGTTTTAAGAATACATTTATAAGTCGTGGTAGAGAGGCAACTACAGAACAAATATATTTTGCAAATGAAACTGCAAAAGTTGTTTTGGGAGAATCACAAGATAGTCATATTATTGTTGATCCTGCTCCTTGTGGATTTGGTAAAAGTACAATCAAATTAGAATTAATGAAATATTTTACTAAGTTATATGAAGAAGAAATTTTAACTACTGGTGTAATCATTGTTGGTGATAGATTAGAAGATTTAAAACAACTTCAAACAGATTTAGGAGAATACTCAAAACATACGTTCCTACTAGAAGGCTGGAATGAAGACGTTTGTAAAGATAAATCAATAAAAATTGCAGAGAATAAAATGTGTAGAAAATGTACATATACAAATTGTAAAGTTAAGATTCAAGGTTATGAGCAATCTAAATATCCAATTTTATTGATAACTAACTCTAGATTACAACAATTTGGTGAAATGATTGGTAGTCAATATAAGAAATGGGATGGTGGAGAAAGAAAAATATTACTTATAGATGAAAGACCTCAAATACTTGATAATGTGCTTGTTAGTAAAGAATTATTAAATAAAATAGATACTGCAATTTCAAATGTAGATTATGAAAATATGAGTGAAAAAACACAATTGTCTAACTACTGGAAAGAGATTATAAATCTTGTAGAAAGTAAAATGATACCATTACGAGAGAATTATAAAAGATTTATAATTTCTAATACTTGTAATATTGGAGTGTGCTTAGATAATGAATCATTTAAAAAATTATGGGATAAATACATGAAAAAAGATTTTTATAGAGAGTTAACTCATATTCATACAGTATTAACTCGTGGTGGCTTTTATGTATGTGAGAGCAATAAGGAATTTATAGCAACAATAGGTTGCAGGAATTTAAGAAATGATTATAAAGATTTTGAGAAAGTGGTTATTTTTGATGGTTCAGCATTGTATGATCCACAATATATTAGTATGTATGATTATAATGAAGAAACTGGAGTAGACAATAGCGATTTAAGATTCCTTTATATTTCAAATGGTAGAACATATGAAAATTTAAATATTACTGCAAACTTAGCTCATAAGATAAGCAAAACAGAATTTAAGAATAAGAGTAAATATTTGGTTAAAGCAACAGCAGAGTATATAAAAAATAAAGTTAATATAGGTTTTCATGCAAATAATTATGTCGTTACATATAAAGAGCAAGCAGGTCAATTAGGTCAATTGTTAGATAATTCAACTTTAAAGCATAGAATACCTAAGAACGTGGATGGAAAAGCATATTATTTTGGTAATACTAAGGGATCAAATGAAATGGAAAGTTGTACAAGAATGTTTCAAATCGGTTGGGATACTTTACCAGATTATCTAGTAGCCATAATGTGGCTTAGTTGTAAAGGTTCATGGGATAAATTATTAGAATTATGCTTAGACAAAGAGAAAGCTATATTATATTCAGAAATGTTACAAAAGATGGATAGACATGAAGATACTTTTAGACAAAAGACTTATTCAAGTGGTAATAAAAATTATTGTTTTGGATTAGTCGAAATAGATCAATTTCAATATTTAGATACAGTTAGTAAGTTTTATCAAGAAATTCATAGAACAAAACTAAGAGATTATAATTATAAAAATGATATTGATATTTATGTATTCCAAGCTTCTAAATATTTAATTTTCGAAATGATTAAAAACTTATTGCCTAAATGTAACTTTAAAACAAATAAGGATACATTGTCAGAATTTCAAAGAGCAAAGGATGAAAGTTTTACTAAGGCTGATGGAACTAAAACAGTAGCACAAAAGTTCTTAAATTGGAATACTAATAATTGGAACGGTGAAAAGGTAAATATATCAGAAATTAAAAATAAATGTGAAATGACTAATGAGGAATGGAAAAATGTTAAAAAAAATAAGAGTGTTAAAGAAATTCTTTCAGAATGTACTAGGATTAGAGAAGGTAAAGAATATTATTTAACTAGAATTTAAAAGTTAGGTAGGTATAGAATCATATATAATATATATATAGTTTTATACCTACCTAAGAAATTAAAATATCATATAAAGAATGGATAAGTTGATTTAAAATATAAAAAGATTTAAAAATTTATCAGTCGGATATTACTTGTTTTTATAAGGGTTTAGTTGAGCTTTAGCGAAACTTGCCTTATCAAAATAATTAATAGACGAAATTGAGTCCCTAAAGGGACGCCGTAAGGCAGGGAGAATACAGTATTAGAACTAAATTAGGTCATATATGGATTTTGAATAAAAAGTTATGCTACAATAATAAAAGGGAGATGATTAAGTGGCAGAATGGTTACAAAGTTGGTCAATAATAATTTTAACAGGAGTATATGTAATAGCAACAATTGCAATTTGTATTTTTAATTATAAGTCTGCAAAGGCTACTAGAGAGCAAATAGTAGAGTCACAAAGACAATTTGAAGAAAGTAATAGACCTTATGTTAATGTAATCTTTGAAATAATAAATGGTGGACTAGCATGTTTATCTATATCTAATAATGGAAATAAGATTGCTGAAAATGTAAAGATACATATAAATGATAAATTTTTAAATTTAATGAATGCAAGAGATAGAGAAGAAATATCCCAATTTACTTCCCGAAGTATCCGAATAGGAATTAATCAAAAATGGACATTATGTATTGGATCACATTTAGATTTGACAAAATTATCGAAAGAAAAAATAATAATAGATATTAATTATAATGATGGGGAAAGACAATTTAATGATACGAGTATAATAAGTCTAAATGGATATTTAGGAACATTAATATTTAAAAATTATCATAATGAAATGGATAAATCATTGAAAAAAATAGCTACTATACTTGATGAAAATAATAATTTAAAAGAAAATAAGTAAAATTACACAGTATAAATTAAGAACTTAGTACAAGTTTTACTAGGTTCTTTTTTGTTATATAAAAATAGTTTATTGAAATATATAAGAGAAGACTCAGCTTCACTACCGTTTCGCTTTCGCTCCTGTGATTGTGGAAGATAAAAATTCCAAATAAAATAATTAAAATTAAAGGAGAAGATAATTATGTTAAAAGAAAAGGAAATTGAAGCAATGAAAATATTAATTAAAAACAACAATGCAGCCAAGTTTGGATTGGACGAAGATTATGAGAATTTAGGTTCTTTAAATGTTGAAGATTATTTGGAGAGTTTATTGGAAGATGAAGAATCTGATGTAGATGCAAAGAAAATGATTTTCAAGTTTACAAATAAATATATACATAAAAATCTATATGCTGTAAAAGGTGTATTAAATGATGTTTTATACATTCTTATTGAAAATGAAGATGATGAAATAATTGACAGATTAAGAATTGGAGAATTTAAAGTTGAAGAAACTTGGGACGATTACAGTATTTTAACTATGCCAATGAGAATTGAAGATCATTTAAGACTTTATGCAATTCTGGATGAAGAATTAGAAGATAATGATAAATTAGAAATGTTTAATCAAGTAGGAAAATATTTAGGATTAGATAAATACATTTGTAGTGCAAAAGATAATGATTTATTTGAAAGCACAATAATGTTAATTTCAGATAAAGACGGAAATATTATTGAAAAGATTAATTATTAAAATGTAGATTGTTAGAAATCATGTAATTTAATTATTGCATGATTTTTTTAGAGTCTATATTAATTGGATTCTGTTCGTTTACGTCAATTTTTTTGACATTGTTAGAGAGTTTGCTTATTTCTGTGGGGTAGTACCACCTTCCTCGAGTAAATATTAGATTAATAAGCTAAGTAGAATCACGCTGAGCGAAGATATAAATTATCTCGGTTCTAATGGACTGGACTACAAAGTGCTGAGTATGCACAATAACTATACTCTATTTTATTTGTTAATATGAGTACACCACTTCATTTCTTCTTTCTTTTATTTATATATTTCTCCTTTTTTGTAATTTATAAATAAAGTGGTGTACTGGTATAAGCAAATAAAAACAAAATATATACTCATGAAAATAAAAAATTAGATGTAAGTAAATTTATTTAAAATCAACATTTTTAATTTCATAAATATTGTTAATTTTACATATTTAATAAAAAACATAAATAAATATACAATTATGGTATAATTATCAGAGGGGGGTATAGTGATGAAAAAATTAAGATTAACAAAAGTAATAGCCAGTTCATTAATAGTAGCTTCAGTATTGGCATTAAATCCAATAGGAGTTAATGCTGAATGGAGAAGTGATAGTAAAGGTTGGTGGTATGAAGAAGGTTCAAGTTGGGCTGTTGGGTGGAAACAAATTGGTGACAATTGGTACTATTTTGATTCACATGGCTATATGGCTAAAAATATAATTATTAATGGATATATTCTTGGAATAGATGGTGCATGGGTAGAGAATGACCCAAATGTTAATGCAACATTTCCAAAAAATAAAATCAATATAAAAGATTATAAAATAACAGTATTCTATGTAAAAGAAACCGGTGAAATATGTAAATGCGTTGATGGGGTTAAAACATATTCAGTATTGGACGCTTCAGCAAATCAAGAGGAATTAAAAAAAGTATATGGTATTATTGTTATGGGAAAAGATGTAGAAATTCAATATGGATATAAAAATTTTAAAGTGGTTAATGGTAAAGTAATTTATAAAAAATAATATTAAATATTATGAATTTAATACAGTATAGTAAAAGGGTATCTAATTTTATAGATAGCCTTTTTGTTATATAAAATATTAAGAGGAGGAATGCGTAATGAAAGAATTTGAACAAATATTTAACGGTGAGGTATTAGTAGGTTTAACTAAAAAAGAAGTATTAAAAAAATTAAAGGATATGCAAAAGCAGATAGAAGAAAAAATAGAAAGAAAAATTAAATTTAATTTGGTTTTGCAAACGGAATATGACGAGATATTGATAGGTTCAAGTTTGATTGACTTTAAGAATAATTGTATTAATTTAAAAACAAAAAATAGTGTTATATATGAAACAGATGAAGGAGAATTATTTTATAAAAAAGATGGTTTTGATGAAACACGTATTTGTGACATAGAGGAGATTGAAGAAATTACTTATCTGATAAATACAGGAGAATATAGAATTATAGATGGTAAAGCAGATTGGCACTTATAGAAATATAGGTGTCTTTTTATATTAAAAAATGAAGGAGATAGAGGATTATGGAAAATAGAAAGAAATTACAATGTACAATAAAGGGAAGAAAATTAGACATGTATTTCAGTTTAGGTTTTAAGTTGAAAAATGAGGAAGATTTTCTTGAGCAAATAGCAATAATTTAAGCAATTATTTGGTATAAAAGAAGGTTAATGAGTAATTATTTGTAATATTCTTGAAGGATTTTGTTAACTTCTGTATAATTATATATTGTATAGGAGAGTGATACAATGGCAAAAAAGAAATTGCAAATATTTATTTCATCAACATATATAGATTTAAAAGAAGAAAGACAAGCAGCAGTAGAAGCTATTTTAGGGTCTAGGCATATACCAGCAGGAATGGAATTATTTAAAGCAGGAAATACCTCACAATTAGAAACAATTAAAAAATGGATTAATGAATCTGATTTATATATGTTAATTTTAGGTGGCAGATATGGAAGTATAGAACCTATTTTAGGAAAAAGTTATACTCAAATTGAATATGAATATGCTTTAGAAAAAGGAATACCTGTATTTGCTGTTGTACTAGATGATTCATTTCTATATAGGAAAGCTGCTGACAAATCATATGAAGTATTCGAAAAAGACAATAAGGAAAAATATAACGAATTTAAAGAATTTGTTATGACTAAAATAATAAAAATTGTGGATGATTGTAAGGATATACAAATAGCAATAAAAGATTCAATAGTTGAGTTAGAGAATGATTATCCTTTATGTGGTTGGGTAAGAGCATCAGAAATTGAAGACTCTACTAAAATAATAAAGGAAAACAATAGATTATTAAAAGAAAATGAAAAGCTAAAGAATCAATTTGCAAAAATTAAAGAACAAGACAAATTGAGTAAATTTGGATATGAAGAAATTAAAAGAGTATTAAAGAAAAAAACTATTAAGATATCAGGAGAATATTTTGATGATAAAAAAGATTTTAATGCTACTTATTTAGAATTTTTCATATTGTATAAAAATGCTTTTGTTACAGGAATTACTAATAGAGTTGGGGTTAGTGACTTTCAAAGCCATATTTATCATAAAATATGTCCACTTTTAATTTCTTTTGGTTTATTAGAAATAAACAAGGTTACTGGAGCTGTATATAGAAGAATAGAAATGTCAAAAGCAGGTTTAGAATTTATGGCAAGATTAGAAATTGAGAATAATAAATAATATAGTTATTAAAACTCTAGAAATAGGGTTCTTTTTATTATGCAGAAATACTATAATAGTTTCATTAACAGGTATATAATAGTAATAAGATCAAAATTATACTTTTAAACGAAAGGGATGTTTATATGTTTGTTATTTATTGTATATTTGTTGTCCTTGCAATTTGTATATTTTGTGGAGTTTGTATCGGAATATATAATGTAAGAGTAAGTAATGCACAAATTGAAACCAGAGATTTACTTAAAAAACAAGTTAAGTTACAAGAAGAACAGATTAAAGATGTAAAAAGATAATAAGTAATTAATAGGGGTAGTATTCAATTATACTGCTCTTTTTTAATGCAAAAAAAAGAAATTGGAGGGATAAATATGAGTTGGGATGTAAAACATAGACCATCATTAAAATTTAGTAATAATGGAATGGATTTAAAACAAGGTGTATTAGAAATAGAGAATGAATGGCTAGAGGGTAATAGTTTTGAACCTAATTTTAAAGTAGTTACCCAAAATGATTATGCGCTTAGAAGATTGAAAGAAGGATGCAATGTTGAGTGTATAGAGACTGAATGGTATAAAATATCTAAAGGTCATAACTTTGTATTTAAGTTTGATGGACAATATTATAGTGTAGATTATTTAAACAGGGTATTGGCATAATGGGTAAGGTATCTTGTAGCGTATGTGGTAGGATACACGAACGTAATTATATATGCAATGCTAAGAAGCAAAGACAATTAGATAAGAGTAAGAGAGATAGAGAAAGATTAGATAGTAAGATATATAGTACAAGCAGATGGAGAAAGCTTAGAAACAATGTAATAGAAGATTACAACAATATAGATTTGTTTGCTTATTATATAGAAAGTAGAGTTGAAGTAGCACAAACTGTACATCACATTATAGAGGTTATGGAGAATATAGACCTAGCATATGATACCGATAACCTTATACCATTATCTAATTATACACATAGAAGAATTGTTCATAAGTTGTACAAAACTAAATGTAAGAATTATATTGTAATGATGTTAAATGATATGTTAGATGATTGGAACAAAGGTAATAAAGAGTTAGGAAGTTATAAGGAAAGATATAATAAGATAGTAAAAGAGTTTGAATGAATGTATAAGAGTTATGTTATATATTAGTTATAATTAAATAATAATAATTGTTGGTAGATAGTAGATGATTTATATTAATTTATTGTATGATTCACATATTAAAATTATAAAGAATGTAATTGCAGATAGTAATGTTTGTTACTGTCTTTTATTTTGCAATTAAATAGAACAAACGTTTGTACAGTGTTGCTAATAAATGGGAAATAGCTGGGAAATAATTATTATTTTATATCCCCCATAGGTTGTGAATGGGACTATGACTAGCCTAAGACATAACAGGTTCTCCCTTACTTAAATTAATTTCCCTAAATGACGATTTTTCAATAGCCAACCTTAAATAATAATTATTATCAAGTAGAAAGGATGTGATAAAAGTGGCTAGACCAGCAATGAGTGCTTCTGTTACAAGTAAGCATTTAACAGAAGAAGAAAGAAAAAATAAAATTGAAACAGAACAAAAATTGAAAGGTAATAGTAATAATATAAAGCCACCTAAGTACCTTTCAAAAGAACAAAAAAAGATATTTAAATACATAGTAAATGAGTTGGTTAACTCTGAACTATTAGGGAATTTAGATATTTATGTTTTGTCTACAACTGCTATTTGTATAGATAGATTACAAGAAATTGAAAAATTAATAAATGAAGACATTGAAAAATTAAATGATAGGAAATTAATGGGGAGTAGAAAAGACTATCAATCCGATTTATTTAGATGTATGAGTGAATTATCTATGACTCCTGCATCAAGAGCAAAACTTGGTAATTTAAATTTACAAGCACATCAAAATAAAGAAGATCCAGTTTTATTAGCATTAGGTGGTGATAATAAATGATGTTATTAGATAATGCTATCAAATATGCACATGATGTTGTAGAAGGTAGTGAAATAACTACAAAAGAAGTACTACAACAATGTAAAATATTCTTAAATGATTATAAAAATAGACAATACAATGAGGATTTTAAATATTATTTTGATGAAAATAAACTGCAAATAATAGAAAATTTATTAAAATTATTTAATTATGCAACTGGATTTGTTGCAGGAAAACCAGTTTTAGAAGGGATAGCACCTTTTCAATGTTTCTTTTTGGCTAATTTATTTGGTTGGAGATTTAAAGATAATGTTAATAAATTTAGATACAATGATATAACACTTTATATAGCTAGAAAAAACGCTAAAACTTGGCTAGTGAGTTTGGTTTTTATATTATTAATGTTAACTGAACAAAACTATTCAGAGTTTTATTCAATTTGTTTAACTAAGGAATTAGCTTCTGAAATAAGAAAAGCAATGGTTCAAACTTTAGAATCTAGTCCAAGCGTATTAAAGTATTTTAAAATAAGTAAAACTCTAACTGGTAGAATAGAATGTAGATTAACGCATAGTTATTTCCAACCTAGAGTTGCAGAAGCAGAAAAGAATAATTCCGTAAGACCTAGTGCGTTTATATCAGATGAACACGGCAATTTTAAAGAGAATAGTAACTTTAAGGCTATGCAAAGTGGACAAAAAAACGTAGTAAATCCATTAACTTTTAGGACTACAACAGCATATGCAATAGATAATTCTATAATGTTAAGTGATTTAGACTATATTAGAAAGGTTTTAGATGGAATTGTTAAAAATGAAAGACAATTCGCATTATTATATTATTCTACAAAAGAACATTTATGGGATGATATTGGAATGTATATGGCTTGTCCTTTAAGAATAGAAGAGAACTATGAAACAATAAGAGAAACTAGAGCAAAAGCACTTGTTAAAGAGGATGAAGTTGAAGAATACATAACTAAAGATATGAACTATTTCCTACCTGCTAACAGTGGAGAAACCTTTACAAATGAGGAAGAGATAAAAGGTTGTGAATTAGAAAAAGATATAGATTGGAATGGAAGAAGGGTTTACCTCGGAATTGATTTAGCCGAAAGTGATGATAACACTGCATTAGCGATGATTACATATGATGAAGAAAAAGAGGTTGTATATAGTAAAGTTTGGGCATTTATTCCTAAAGACAGAGTTGAAATGAAAACAAGAAAAGAAAGAGTTGACTATCAATCACATATCGACAATAATAATTGTTTTGCTTGTGGAGATGAAAAAGTTGATTATAAATACTTAGAAGATTTTATTTTTAAATTAGAAGAAACATATGGTGTAGAAATCGTACAACTTGGCTATGATGTTAGAAATGCAGGAAGGTCAATTCGAGAAATAGAAGAACATGGAATTGAGTGTGTAGAAGTAATACAATTTAGTAGGGTTTTACATGCACCTATAAAGTGGCTACACGAGAATTTATTATCTAAAAAGAATAAATATTATAGAAATAAATTATTAGATATCGAACTTGCAAATTGTAAAGCTAAAAGAGATGAAAATAAAGGATGGTACTTAAGTAAGAAAGCTAGTACAGGTAAAATAGATATGGTTTTTGCATTAGTAGATGCACTATATCTATTGCAACAGGAATTATTAGAAGGTGAAACATGGGTAAGTCAAAGATAAATAATATAGAAAGGATGGTGATAACATGGGATTTTTAATGGAAACTAGAGCAGAAGAAAAAAAGCCAACTACATTACAACAACTATTTAGTGGGGCTGATTTAAGCGAAGTTGATGTAAATAGAAGCAATATTCTAAGCATTAGTGCTGTATCCAGTGCAATAGAGTTAATATCTAGTACAATTTCTACTTTGGATTTTAAGCTATATAAAAAGATAAATAAGACTAAAATTGAAGAAATTGAAGAAGATAATAGATTATATTTGTTAAATACAGAACCTAATTTTTTATTTAATAGCACACAACTTAAAAAAGCTATGGTTCAAGATTTAATAATTGATGGAAATACATATGTAAACATTGAAAAATCTAAAAATGAATTTAAAAAACTTAATTACTTAGAGAGTAAAAATGTTAGTGTAATGTTAGACACTGAGGTTATACATAAAGATGCTAAACTAACTGTACAAGGAAAAGAGTTTGAGGTATATGATTTTATTATTGCAACTCTAAATACTTTAGATGGTGTACAAGGAAAAGGAATTTTAAAAAATAATAGAGATTTACTTGCATTAGCATTATTAGTTCAATCTTATTTAAATAAGAATTTTAAATCAGGTGGTGGACGTAAAGGCATATGGCAAAGTACAAAACATTTAGGAATTGAAGAATTTAAACAATTTAAACAAGATTCTAAGGATATACAAGAGACAGATGAACCAATTATTTTAAATAAAGAATTAAGTTATACACCACTTACAAATACAAATAGAGATATGCAAATATTAGAAATTAAAAGATTTTTAGCAGAAGAATTAAGAAATATATTTAATATTCCAGAAAAATTAGATAATGATGGATTTAAAAGTTTTATAAAAATAGTTCTAAATCCAATTATAAATTCTTTGGAAAGTGCAATAAATAAAGCATTATTACTTGAAGATGAAAAGAAACAAGGGTATTTCTTTAAATTAGATGTAAATGAACTAACTAGAGCAGACATAGATACTAGATTCTTAGCTTATAAAACTTCTTTAGATGCAGGAATAGAATCTGTTAATGAAATAAGAATGAAGGAAAATTTAGAGCCAGTAAACGGACTAGATATTCATAAAATGACTATTGGACAGGCACTCTATAATAGTAAAAATGGTAGTTGGTTTGTTCCAAATACTGGTGTCACTACTAAAGATGGCGAGGTGGTTAATAATGAAACTGATAAACAAACTAAAGTCGATAGTAACAGTGAAAACGATAGAAATATCGGAGAAGATAAAGCTGATTTACAAAAGGAAAAAGTACAAAATAATTAAATATTTTAAAGATAATAGTGAAGATTTATGGTTTCTAGGAGCAATAATATCTTCTTTTTTATTTATATTAATTAAATTTGGATTGATTTATACTTTGCTACTTATAACTTTTATATGTAGCTTAAAGTGTATTTTAATATACATTAGCAAGAATAGGAGGGATTAGATGGAAATACGTAGATTAAATGATAATACTATACATATTGCAGGATATGTTAATGCTGTTTGCAGAGATAGCAAAGAAATACGAGCATTTGGAAAGAGTTTTGTTGAGCAAGTTAGACCTAAAGTTTTTGAAAAAGCACTAAGAAAAAATAATGATGTTAAATTATTATATAATCACATTGAAAATCGTTGTCTTGGTGATACTAAAACTAATGTTGAACTATACGAAGATGCAATTGGACTTCATATAAATGCTGATATACAAGACGATGAAGTTAGAATGGATTCTGATAAAGGAAAATTAAAAGGTTTTAGCTTTGGATTTAATAAGTTAAAAGACAGTTGGGAAACAATAGCAGACGGGAAAGAAAGAAGATATTTAGAGGATATTAAATTAAATGAGATATCTTTATTATCAATGACACCTGCATATTCGGGAACGGTTGTCGAAACTAGAGCAGATGGTGAAGAATCTGAAATATTAGAATTAAGATTTATTGAAAATAAGCAAGAAGAAATTAAGGAAACTAGAAAAGAAAATAATGTTGATATGAGTTCTGTTTATGATACAGAACTATTTTTATGTAAAAATTTATAAATACAAAAAAATACAAATTTGAAAGGATGATAATAATGAAAGAATTACAAGAAAAGAGAAATGCATTAATAACTGAAATGGAGGGTTTAGTAAACAAAGCTAAACAAGAAACTAGAGCATTCGATGAAACTGAATTAGCTAGAGTTGATGAAATTAAGAAAGAAATAAAAGGAATTGATGTAACTATTAAGGCAGAGGAAGAAATGAGAAGCTTTGAAAAAGTAGAAGACAAGCAAGAAGAAAGAAAGGATAATGACAAAGTGGAAGAAAAAAGAAGTCAAAACGAAATCGACAACGAGGAATTAAGAGCAATATTTACTGGAGAAATAAAACCAATTAAACCAATTAAACAAGAAACTAGAGCAGATGCAATGAATACCCAAATTGATAATAAAGGTGGTATTGTTGTAAATAAGGAATTAACTGGCGAGATTATAAAACAATTAGTTGATAGAAGCGATGTAATGAAATTTTTCAATAATACTTCGATTGCTGGGAGTTGCAGAATACCTAAAAAGGCAGGAAGTGGAACTGCAACTTGGGAGGATGAACAATTAAAACCAAATCCAGATTCAAAATCTACAACTCCAACTTTAGATATTTTAGAATTAGGACAAAATAGATTATATAGAGAATCGGCTTTAACACAACAAATGTTAAATACACAAGAAATAGATTTAAAAGCTTTTGTATTAGACGATATAAGTGAAACCATGGATGATGCTATAGAAGATGCAATATTTAATGGAGATGGAGTTAAGAAGCCAACTGGACTTATTGCGGGAATCAAAGTCGCTAATAAAATATCTCTAGCAACTAGAGCAACAATAAGTTTTGATGATATTAAGAAATGTAAAGGTAAATTAAAGAGAGAAGCACAAAAGGGTGCATCTTGGTTTATGGCACAAGATACATTTACTGCTTTAGACTTAATTAAAGATGCAGAAGGTAGATATATTTTACAACCAGACATTACTGGTGCTAGTGGTTATACAATGTTAGGTTTACCTATTGTAATTACAGATGCTATCCCAACAATGGATGTAACTGGTGCTAAAACTGTAATAGTATTAGCAAACCCAAAAGCTTATCATACTAATATCCAAAAAACTTTAGCCCTTTATGTGTATGATGATTCTACTTACAAAAGAGCTGGATTAGTTGGTTATGGTTCTGACATTTATTTAGATGGTAAAGTAAAAGATGACCAAATGGTAGCTTGCATAGTAAATAAAGCAACTGCTTAATTTGAGAGGGTGTAAAAACCCTTTCTCAAATTAAGATGGAAAGGGTGAATTATATGAAAATAAATGAAGTAACAACAGAATTACTAATAAATTATTGCAACGCTTATGAAGAAGATAGCGGTTTATTAGAGATATTTAAGGATGCCAGTATAAATTATATTAAGAGCTACACAGGATTAACAATAGAAGAAATGAACAGTATGGATGATTTAACAATAGCTCTGTTAGTTCTGGTAAGTGGAATGTTTGACAATAGGAGTATTGAAGCTGATAAAAGTAATATTAATCTTATATTAGATAGTATTTTAGGATTACATTCTAAAAATTTGGTTTAAGGTGGTGTTTGAATTTGAAAATTATTGATAGTGGAGAATTTAAGCATCCTATACAAATTGAAAGATTAAGTAGTGGAGTTGATGAAGATAATATTCCCATCGAAGGATGGAATGATATAATACCAAATAAAATTTTTAGAGCAAAAATTAAAAATATGAATGGTTATGAAATAATTGTTGCACAAGGTGACACGTCTATAAATAAAAAAAGATTTTATATTAGATATAAAAAAGATTTAAATTTAACAACTAAAGATAGAATTGTTTATAATAAGCAATTTTATAATATAACTTATGTGAGTGATATAGAAGAAGCACACATGTATTATGAAATTGTAGTAGAGTTGGTAAATTAATGAGTGTAGAAATTAAAGGTATAAATAATCTAATTAATAGAATTGGAAAATTATCTAATATTGAGTCTGAAAAAGTGGTTATTGAAGTTGCTGAGGATATGGCAAAAGTAATAAAAGAAAAGGCTAGTACATTTAGTGAAAATTCGGAAGAGATAAAAGCTTTTAAGCCCAAGAAATTTGGAAAAAGTACCTATATAGACGTAGGCTTAAAAAGTTCTGAAAGTGATTGGGATAAAATAAAAGGTATGTATTTTAATAATTATGGTTATCATCCACGTGGTGGTGCTACTCTTGTTAACGAGCATATAATGTGGTTCGATGAAACTGTGCAAGGTAAAGAAAATCAAGTAAAGACTAGGTTGAAAGCTAAACTAAAAGAAGAAGTAAAAAAATGTTGGGAGGGATGATTGTGTGGAAATAGGAGATTTATTAAAACAATCTTTAAAAGATTTAACGCTACCTTCTTACTATTTAAAAAGACCTAATGATACGAAAGAATGTATAGTGTATACCTATATTGAAACTCCTAGCATGTATGGAGATAATAAAGAATTAGCAAGTAAATATACAATATTATTGAATGTGTATACTGTACAAAGTAAAATTGAAAAAACTAAAAAAAATGTAAAAGATGTAATACTTAATAGTGGATTTAAGAAGAAAATAATTTTACAACCAGTTCAAGAAAAAAATGAAATATACAACATTGCAATGCAATTTACAATTGCTTTAAAAAATTAGACTTTGAGCAATAGTCTTAAAACAGGCTTTATTTTAATACAAAAAAATCAAAATTTGAAAGGATGATAATAATGGCAGAAGAAACAGTTAAAGAATTTAGAAGCATGATAGGGGTTAAAAATATACATTTTGCACCTTATAAAGATGGAATTTGGAAAGAACCAATAAAAGTTAATGGATTACAAGAATTAAGTATTAAAAATACAGTTGCAGAAGGTAGTTTAATAGGTGATATGAGGAAATTAAAATCTAAATCTAAAAAAACAGGGTTAGAAGTTGATTTAACAGTTGCAGAGTGGACACCTTCCATACAAGCTATGCTAGAAGGTTGCTTTAACGAAAATGGAGAGTTAGAATCTAGTCCCGATGACGTAGACCAAGCAGTTGCATTACTTTGGAAAGAAGTATATGACAACGGTGATGAAGTTTATAATGTTGTTTATAATACTAAAATACACAGAGAAAATGCTTTTGAGGGTAAAGGAAATGATGACAAAATTGATTTTGCAGTTACTAAATTAGTAGGTAGTGGTTTAGCAGTAACTAATCCTAATACAGGAAAACCAACTTTTTCTTTAAAATTAGATACAGCAGATGAAAAAGTTGATAAAAATAAAGTTACTAACTTCTTTACAGCAATTCAATTTAGAGGACTAAAACCAACAGCTTAATAATTGATTTATAGAAGACATTACTTAATTGTAGTGTCTTCTATTAAGTTAATTATAAATATTAGCTTAACCAAAAATAAAACAAATATGAAAGGATTGATTATTAATGAGCAATTTGAAAAGAAAAATTGAAAATATAACAATTGATAAGAAAGATTACATAATGGCTTTCGACATGAATAGTTGCGAGGTATTTAAAGAACTAAGTGGACAAAGTATATTAAATAGTTTGCTTAAACTAAATGAACTTGAGGATATGACAGTATTATATTTTATTGCTAGTACATTAAGAGATAAAGAAACAGAGAAAATACTAGGTAATAAGCTATTTAATGGTGATTTTGATTTATTTAGTTTGGTAATTACATTGTTACCAACAGTTATTAATATAGTAACAAGTGGATTTCCACAGGCTGAGGAAAACGAAAAAAACTAAAAAGCAATAATAGGGAATTAGAAGATTTAGATATTGACTATCTCTATTATTGCTATACAAAAATATTAGGAAATTCTGAGAGTGAATTTTGGATTAGTACACCACGTAAAATTTTTAAATTATTGGATATATATGGAGAAATTAACAATCCAAAACATAGTAATAGTGGATATAACGAGAGTACAGAGAAGAAAACTTATAAAGTATTAGATTAGAAGGGAGGGTAATAGATGGCTGATAATGAGAAACTAATAGTCGAATTAGGTATTAAAAATAATAATGTTAATAAAGAAATTTCTAATATAAATAGAGAACTAAAAAACTTAGATAAAGAAGTTAAAAGCACCGATAAAACTACTAAACAATATGGACAAACTAATGATACTCTAAAAGTAAAATTAAGTAGTTTAGAAAAAATGTATAGTCTTAATGCGAAAAAGTTAGAAGATTATAAAAAGAAAATGCAATCTACAACCGATACTATTAAAAAGCAAGAAGAAAAGATCTCTAACATGAAATTGCAAGGACAAGATACGGTTAAAGCAGAGGAACAACTTGCACGAATGAAACAAACTTTATCTAATGTAGGGCATCAAGCGAAAATAACTGAAAATGATATGAAAGGTTTAGAAGGTGCTATAAAGGAAACTAACACAGCTTTAAAAGATACTAATGTAAGTACATATAAACAAAAGTTAGATAATTTAAGTAAAAGTTGTGCTAGTACAAGCGAAACACTTAAAAGTGCTGGTACTACTGCTAGTAACTTAGGGGGAAATATACTAAAAGCTACTGCACCATTGGTCGCTTTAGGAACTATTAGTACTAAAATGGCTAGTGATTTTGAAACAAGTTTTGCACAAGTTACAACTATTGCAGACGAAAATGTAGTAAGTAATGATAAGATGAAAAAATCTATAATGGATTTAAGCAACCAGACTGGTATTAGTAGTAATGAGATTGCAGGAAATGTTTATGATGCAATTTCTGCTGGTCAAAAAACAGGTGATGCAGTTAACTTTGTATCAAATTCTACAAAATTAGCCAAGGCTGGATTCGCTGAGGCTGGTCAATCACTCGATTTGTTAACTACTATTTTGAACTCTTATGGGATGGAAGCTTCAGAAGTTACTAACGTATCAGACAAACTTATAACCACTCAAAATGTTGGTAAAACTACAGTTGCCCAACTTTCAGAAAGTATGGGTAAAGTAATTCCGACTGCAAAGGCAGTAGGCGTTAATCTAGATAACGTTTCAACGTCTTATGCATTATTAACTGCAAAAGGTATCGCAACTTCAGAAGCTGGAACATATGTATCATCAATGTTGAATGAACTTGGTAAAAATGGTACTACTGCTAGTAAAACACTTAAACAAATGAGTGGAAGCACATTTCAAGAGTTAATTGCAAGTGGTAAGTCGCTCGGTGACATACTTGCAATTATGGATGAAGGTGCAAAGAAAAATGGCAAATCTCTATTAGATATGTTTGGAAGTGCTGAAGCTGGTAAAGCAGGTATGGTTATAGCAACTAATGCTGGTAAAGATTACAATGATATTTTAAAACAAATGGAACAATCTGCTGGAGCTACCCAAATAGCTTTTAATAAGATGGATGCAACTCCTGCTGAAAGAATGGCAAAGAGTATAAACAAATCTAAAAATGAAATGATAAGATTAGGTCAGAATATATTGCCTATGATGGATGAAGTATCTTCTGCTATAGGCAAGGTGGCAGATTGGTTCGGTAAACTAACAGCAGAGCAACAACAAACTATTATAAAAACTACTTTATTTACAGCAACATTTGGTGGAGCATTAAAGATATTAGGTGTTTTTACAAGTGGATTAGGTGGTCTAGTTGGTAATATAGGTAAAGTATCTAGTACCCTTTCTAAACTTAGTAAGGTTGGAAAAGTTGCAGAAGAAGTAGAGGGATTAGCTACTGCTACGGAAGTTGCTGGGGTAGGTTTTGCAGGATTATCTACTGCTATATTACCAATTGGAATTGCTTTAGCAACAGTTGGTGCAGGAGTATATGCTTACAATCAGTATCAAGACGGAATGTCTAAATCTTGTGTTACAAGTCGAGAAGAATTAGGTCTATTAAAAACAACATTAATAGAATTAAATGGAGTACATGTTCAATCTCAAGATGAGTTGGAAAAAAGTGGTCTAGCATATAAAAAGCTGGGCGATGATTTAGGAGAAGACTTTAAAAAGAAAGTTGAAGATTCTACAAAAACTATCAATGATTTTAACTACGAATTAGGATTAGTAAATGTTGATGAGGTATTGACTGCCGATGAAGCAGATGGACTTACCACTAGAGTTAATGGAATGGTTAATAGTGCATTAGAAGCGATTAAATCAAAAAGTTCTGAAACACAATCTGAATTATCTAAAATGTTTTTGGTTAAAGATAATCAGATCGACGAATCTGAACAGAAAGTTTTAGATTTTGTAAATACTACAGGGGATAAGGAAATCGAAGAAGTAAATAAGCTACAAGGCGAAATACAAGAAATATACAAAGGTGCAGTAGATAACAAACGTGGACTTAACGAACAAGAGATTACAGATGTTAAAGAAAAAGTTGCAAGAATACAACAAATAGAATTAGAAGCACAAACAAATAACCAAGCTGAACAATTATATGCTAAAAATCAATTTACTGAAAGAATTAAAAAAGCTGATGCAAATACATCGGTGGAATTATTAACTGAACGTAAAAAAGCAATAGACACAGAAACAACAGATTTACTTGCTAATTATCAAACTCAATTAGATATGTTACAACAACAAAAATTAAAAGCACAAGAGCAGGGTAATGCCGATGCAGAAGCAAATATACAAACACAAATTGACATTAAGACAAAGGAAAAAGATGAAATAGTAAAAAAAGAGCAGGAAAAATGGGACGAAGCAAAAAAAGTAATGGATGAGCAACAACCACAAATGATAGGTAAATATAACGAATTTACAGGAGCAATGTTATCTGAGACAGACATAAAGGCTAATCAAATTCTAAAAAAAATGAAAGAAAACTATGTAGGATTAAATGAGATTACAGATAGTGGATATTACACAATTAAAAATACTGCTACAAATGCGATGGAAGAAATTTATGTAAATGTAGATGAAAATACTGGGAAAATAACTGGTTGTTGGAATAAGACACGTGGCGAGTGTGGTGGTGCTACAGATACGATGGCAAAAGATGCAAATAAACTTGGTAGAGAATATATGTCTAGTACAAGCACAATACAAAAAGCATTACAGGATACTACAAATACTACTGTTAATTCTAAAGGACAGATTGTAAATTCAAATGGAGATATAGTTGGAAGTTTTGAAAAAGTAACAGATAGTGCTGGAAATACTTTAACTAAAGTAAAAGATATTAACGGTAATCCAATCGAAATAAAAGATAATAGTGGACAAGTTATAGAAGACATGAGTGGCGTAAGAAAAAAAATAGAAGAAATACCACCGAAAAAAGATATTACATTTAACTTTTTCCAAAATGGACTTAATGAAATAACTAATGCATTAGGCAAAATAGGTACAAAGTCTTCGAAAATTAGAGACTTTGTAGATAATCATGCTACTGGTACTAATAATTATAGTGGTGGATTAAGTACAGTTGATGAAAAAGGAATTGAATTAGCAAGTAATAACAGCGTTGCCATGTTGGGCAGTTATTATGGTAATAGCTTGGCATATATTCCAAAAGGGACAGGTATTAGAACCCATATGCAAAGTATTAGTGATATGAAAGCAGAAGTTAGTAGGCAAGTTAATAATACAGTTGGTGGAGCATTAATTAATACATTATCTAAATCTTTTAATGAGTTGACTAAAATACAGAAAGAAAATAATAAAAAGCAACAAAATGAAATACAAGAAAATAAGAAGAGAAATAAAGAAAATAAAGATTTTCAGAAGGGTATCCTTTATAATGGAAAGTTTATATCTAATGAAAATATAAAAGAAATGAAGGCTTTAAGTAAAGAAGTAAATGGGTTGACATTAGATGGAAAATATTTTGCAAATGAAGCATTAAAGTATATGAGAGCAAAAGCAGATACGAATGGTAATATATTACCAGAAACTGAAAATGAAAAACAAAAAAAAGAGAAAAGAAGATTAAATGATGGATTAACAATAGGAAGTACATTCTATGATAAAGAAGCTTTGGAAAAAATGAAAGTTTGTGCAGATGGGATATATGGAATATGGGTAGAAGGAAAATTTATTAACAATGAAAATGTTAAAGAAATGAGAAAACAACAAAGGAAACAACTTAAATCTGTTAAAGTGAATGGAGAATATTATAGTAAAAACTCCCCAAAATCAAAGTCCTTAGTTGAACATTCTAATAATTATAAGCAAGAAGTAGATTATAACAAAATTGGTAAGCAAGTAGCAAATGCTATGAAAGATATTATACAAGGTCTAGGAATAGAGATAGATGTAAAAAATTATTTAGATAGTAAAGAAATAAGTAATGTACTAACGGATACAGTAATAAATAAACTAGGAAAAATAGATAGAAATAGTAGAGTTAGTAAGGGTAGGTGATGTAATGGGTTATGATATTATTTTTAATATGCAAAGAGCGAGTGATTTAGATTTAGAGGTCGTAAAAAGACCTTTTATTCCTTTGCCTAAAAGACGATTTAAAACTAAAGATATAGAAGGACATGATGGTTCTTATTTTATTGACGAAGGAACTTACGAAGACATGACAATATCTATAGAATTTAATTTTATAGAAGATGATTTAGATAATATAAGACAACGTGTTAGAAATATTATGTTTTGGTTAGAAAATATAATAGATAATAAATTAAAATTAGATGATAATTGGGACTATTATTATAAAGTAAAAAAAGTAGAAGTTGATAATTTTGGATATGGGGAATTATATGAAATACAAAATTTTACTGCTACTTTTACAGTAGAACCATATCAATATTTAAGTTATTCTAAGAAAGAAAAACCTTTATATAAGAATATGCATAATGCTTTTTATATGTCTAAACCTATTTATCGTATCGTCGGAATTGGGAATTGTAACTTTACTGTTAATGGAACGACAATTAATTGCAATGTAGATAAAGAATTAATTATAGATACGGAAAACGATAAAATATTAGAAGCTGATAAAACTTTAGCAATTGGTAAAACTAACATAAAAGCTATGCAAGATTTATATTTAAGGCATGGAATTAATAATATTTCCTTATCTGACGGTTTTAAAGCTTTTTATACTCCAAATTATAGAGTTATTTAGACTAGTAGAAATACTAGTCTTTTATTATGTTCAAATTTAAATTTTTAACAGAGAGGAAGTGATAAATTGAAATTATATCTTAATTTAATACAATTATATACTAGTAATAAGCAAGATTTAACTAAGAATGGAATTATATTAAATCCTATAAATGGGAAAATACACGTTGTTTTAAATAGTGAGAATGAGCTAGAAATAGAAGTAATTTTAGATAAAGATGGATTATATAAACATATAAATAGAGGTTGTCTTATAGCAACACAAACTCCCGAATTTAATAGAGAGCAACAAGCATATAGAATTTATAATACTGTAAAAAATATGAGTTCTAATACAATGACAGTTTATGCTCGACATATCCAATTCGATTTAAATAAGAAAGTTATATTTAATAAAAATGTGCAAGGTAAGGGACAGGAAGTAATAGAGAAATTGCTAGAAGACACTAATTTCAAAGGCACTAGTGAAAGCAATATAACAGATATTAGACAATATAAAATGAGAAATATAACTAATATTTTGAATGGTTCTGAGGAAGATTCTTTCTTGAAAATATGGGGTGGCGAAATTGAGTGTAATAATTATAAATTAAATATTCCATTAAAGCGTGGTAAAGACCGAGGGGTACGAATAAGTTTTGGCTACAATTTAGAAGACATAGAAGAAGATATTAATTCCGATGAACTTGTTACAAGGATATTTCCTTATAGTGGAGATTTAGTTCTAAGTGAAAATACACCTTATGTAGATAGTCCTTTAATTGCAAAATATCAAGATATATATGAACAACCTGTTGAAATGTCTGATATTAAAGTAAAAGAAAAGACAAAAAATAGTGATGGTAATGATACAACTAGCAAGGATGCAGAAGGCTTTGAAACTAGAGCAGAAGCAGAAGCTGAAATGATAAAAAGGTGTAAAAAACTATATGACGAAGGTGCTGACAAAATAAAAGCAAACTATAAAGTAAAAATGCAAGACTTATCTAAAACAATTGAGTATAAACAACTTGGATATGATGTGCTAGAAAAAATATGTTTAGGAGATACAGTACATTGTTATAACAAAAATATTGATATTGAAGTAAGTGCAAGATGTATTTCTTATGAGTGGGATATTGTTAATGAGGAATTTATTGAAATAGAATTAGGACAATTTATATCAAATTTTATAGATAATAATTTAAATGATTTAGATAATCTTTATAGAAAAATAGTATTGACTGAACAATTTATAACGCTTAGGGTTGATAGCTTAGATAATACTTTGCATAGTGAAATAAAGTTGACAGAAGATGCAATTAGAGCAGAAGCAGAGGATACAAAAAAAGGATTGATAAGCAAAATAGAATTAACAGCAAAAGGACTAACAGAAGATTACACAAACAAAACTGATGATTTACATACAGAAATAACAAAGACCGCAAAAGGACTTGAAAGCAAAGTAAGTAAAGGTGAAGATTTTGGAACAGAATTAGAGCAAAATGCTAAAAGCGTATTAATCGCTATTAAAGATGAAACGGATATGAACGTTATTTTCGACCATAACGGACAAACAATTAAAAATGGTGCATTAATAGTTAAAGATTCTAAAAATAAAACAATAATGAGGTTTAATCAAAACGGTTCGGCTGGGGTTAAGGATTTGTATATAGAGGATGTGGAAAAGGGTAGCCAATTTTATACAACACTTCTAAACATGCCACACTTAGACTGCCAACATCTATGTCCTGAAAAATTAGTAATAGAACATAAAAATTTTTATATCGATGACGGCTATGACTTAAAACAATATATTAAAAAAATAATTTCTGAATCATGATTATATTTATAAAAACAGATGTCGATTATATAGAACAAGAATTATTAAAAATGTCGCTTTCCTATGGGATATTTGCAATGCTATTTGTATATTTATTTTTCTATATGCTGAAAGATAGTAAGGCTAGAGAAGTTAAATATCAGAAAATAATAGATAAGCTGACTAATAAGTTTGCAATTGTTGAAAAAATTAAGAATGATGTTGATTATATAAGAGAGAAGATTTCAAAATAAAAGTATTAAAATTTTTACAAAATATTTACTACTTGTCCAAAAAGATGTAAGATTATAGTAGTTTATGTTTTTGTAAGAGGAGATTCTATGAATATTAATATATTTTGGACAAGTATTGCAATAATAGTTTTTTTATATAATTTAATAAAGTCAAAAAGATTTAGGAAACTTATATTTAATTTTGTTATACAAACAATAATCGTAGCAATTAAGACTTTTATACCGTTAGCGTTGTTGAGATTTTTAACAAAACCAGATACATATATGCAGTATAGATATATTTATATTATAGGAATGGTTTTATCAGCAATTATAGTATTAAGATTTGTATTGAGAATTATATATAATAAGAATTTTAATTCATATACGGATTTGCTTTATTCTTTTGGTGCAATATGTATCTTTTTGGGTAATTTAAGTGTTAATATTCAATCTGATAAATTAATACAATACCTATTTGAATTTAATACAAGTTCATATGTGATACAAATATTTTTATTTCATATATATTTGTTGATTAATATGTTTATAATTATTTGTGGAATAATAACTTTTACAATGTTAACAATAAAAAGTATAATACCAATAATAGAAAAAGTTGTAGGTGATGACATAGAAACAATAAAATTTGTAATAAGAAAACTAGTATCGTGGATAATAATTTCAAATAAAAAAATTGAAAAGATATTTAAAATTGATATTATTGAATTTTTTAATAATTGTATCAATCCATTTAAAGAAATAAGTATTAAACCATTATATAAGAACATACCTAAATTAAAATTAATTTTTCTTTTTGCATACTTAATAACAGGAATATTAGTAATACATTATTGGAATGATTTAATTTATTATACTAAATTCAATATAACTATACCAAAAGAAAAAATGGATAGTTTTACTGATTATAGACTTATTTTTATAATTCCTTTAATAGGAATATTTGTAAATAATGTATTTAAAAAGGAAGATGTTAAGATAGAAAAGAGTAAGATTAATAATGATAAGGAAGAAAATTTTGAAATAGAATCATCTATTTTTGATTAAATAATTTTTTTGTTTAGGTAAGAATATGAAATATATTCTTACCTTTTTTTTGTGAATTTAATTTATAGAAATTATTAAATATTTTCATTGTGAAGAGCAATGAGGAGAAATCTTTATTGTTCTTTTTTATGCATAAAAATAGAAGGAGGAATAGATAATGGGTAATAATAAGATTGTAACTAAGAATAAAATTGGAAATAGAGAAGTAACAATAACAATAACCTGCAATAAGCCATCAAAAGAGGCTTTAAAAAATTTAGCAGATGGTATACTATATTTATATAGTAAAAATAGCAATGAGGAGGCGATAGCTAATGGATAA